CAGACATTCTTCGCTTTATGCAAAAACGTCGGTTCACCTCATGCGCTAGCCGCGTGGATCATGTGCAAATATGACCACAACGCCCTGGTCGATCTCGCGATCGACCCTGCGCACTACGGTGATACCCATATCGCTTCCTTTAATCGTCACGCGACCCCGCAGTTCTTCGCCTACGACTTACTCGTTACAGAATATCTGAGTAAGTATAAGGGTTTGGAGCTGCAATGTCAGACGAAAGAAGTAGCGATCAGCAAATTCAACCTTGCTGAATCTCGCTGCGCTGAAGTTAACCGCAAATTAAAGGACTTTCGGAGGCCTCAAACGGCCCGCCTTGAGGCGATCATCTCGATCGCCCGGCGTAAAATATCCGAAGTTCTTGGTCTGCGGAACCAAGCACAGTTTGATTTTGGGTGGGGCCCCGGAGCAACGTTCACTATCAAAAGCGACGTTGGCTGGGATACAAAGATCCTCGAGAAGAGGATCAGTGTTACTGCGTCTGCTCTACCTTTGGCCCAAACAACCATAGGCGCAGATCTTCATTGGTGCCATGCCCGCGGGATTCCGGCAGATGCGCCCTGCAGCTTGCTGCAGAGTGAATTTGTCGTGGTTCCCGGAAACCGCATCACAACGGTACCTAAAAACGCTAAGACCGATCGTACAATTGCGATCGAACCTACAGCCAACATCTTCCTCCAAAAGGGGATCGGAAGTTGGTTGCGACAGCGCCTTGGAAAAGTAGCTAGGCTTAGCCTGAACGACCGCACTTTGAACCAAAAATTTGCGGCGCGTCTGGACTACGCCACTATTGACCTGGCAGCTGCTAGCGATACCATTTCCATCGAGATTGTGAAACTCCTCCTTCCGGAGGAATGGATCTTTCTTTTGGACGCCTTACGATCGCCGAAATACCAACTCGGCGGGACTTGGCGCTCTTATGAGAAATGGAGCAGCATGGGTAACGGTTACACCTTTGAGCTCGAAAGTTTGATCTTCTGGGCTCTCTGTGTTGCGACGTTATCCATTGATAGTGATAGGTCTCACGCTGTGGTCTTCGGGGATGACATACTTGTCCCCGTTCACAGCGCTGAGAGCTGCATAGCTACTCTGATCGAGTTCGGTTTTGAGGTCAACCAAAAGAAGACCCATTTCCGATACTTATATAGAGAGTCGTGCGGCGCCCACTTCTATAACGGGCTTTTAGTTACACCCATTTATCAGAAGGAGGTACCTAACCATGTGGAAGAAATTTACCATATGGCTAATCGTCTCAGGCATGTTGCTCTACGTCTGGGCGGTTATCACTACAGTGACCGCATTACCTTATCTGCGTGGAATCATCTCGTCCGGCTCCTAAAAAAGTCGGGCAATTTGAATTACACTCCGTTGGCCTTCTGTCGAAAGACTAAGGACTCTCCGGATTTTGAGAATATCTC